CCTGCACCTTCGCCCACATGACGAAGAACGTCAGGAAGGAGACGTCACGCTTTGCCATGCACCTTCTTGTCCCAGGCGGACTTTGCAGCCCCGCCCTGCAGCTCCTTCATCAGCTTGGCAGCTTCCTTCTCCGCGCTCGCGATGTTGGCATCGAGCTGCGTCTCGCCGTCGGCTTCCGGGTTGGCGGCGGGCGTGGTTCCGGCGCCGCGCTCGTGCGTGGTGCTGATCATGTTGTCCACCTTTGTGAACAGAACGCCGGTGGCCGCGGCGTTCTTCTTCGTCCAGTACCGGTCCCCACGGGTCTGCACGTCCATGGCCGCGACCTTCAGGCCGTGGCCGGGCCAGTTCTCCGGGTCACCCTCCTCAAGGAAGACGTCCATCAGCTTCTCGCTAAGCAGCTGCAACCGCTCGAATTGATCCTGCCGCATCAGTTGCCCCCGATGGCTTCTATGTCTGGTGCACGGTCGGGCACGGTGTCGCCGGGCTTCCACCAGTAGCCCTGGCCCCAATCCTTCTTCGCCTTGCTCTGCACCCGGTCGAGGTAGCCCGGCGACAGGTTCTCCTGGATGCCGTGCAGCAGCAGGTGGTCGAGTGCGGCCTTGCCGTACCAGAGGTTCACGTACGGCGTGTGACCTTTGGCGAAACGCAGCGCCTCGGCGCCGAAGTGGGGGGCCTTGCCGGCCACCCATTGGTCGTAGTTCCCCTTCGTGAGCGCGATGGCATCAGCCAAGGTGCCCGCCGTCGGCCCGGCCAGCCGGCCCACGATGTCGGCGTTGCTGCGGTCGTCCGTGGTGTCGCCGAGGATCAGGTCGCCAAGGAAGCCAGCGCCACCGCCCTGCGCCACGGCGCGCGCCCAGAACTTCGGCGTAGTCATGTCGACCGGGTCTTTGCCGTCCTTGAGCTGCTTGGCCTGGAACACCACCGCGCCCAGGGCGGTGGTGGTGATGGCGAGCGCCGACGCATAGGCGGCCTTGTTCGCCAGCAGCGGTGCGCCGTCGAGCCCGCGGTCACCCTGTAGCATCCGGCGCCAATGGCGCGAGATCATCGCGATGGGGAAGGACTTGAACTGCATGGTCAACCGGGCCAGTTCGCCCACGCCGCTGCCGGCCTGCTGGCCGCCCCACGTCTGAATCGCCTTCGTGGCCAGGTCCGGGTTCATCACCGCGTACTCGCTCTCATCCGTGATGAAGCCCAGCACCTTCGACACCACCTCGTTCTTGATGCGCTCAGCCTCAGTGGCCACCCGGCCCGCCTCTTCGCCTTGCAAGCGCTGGATCACATGGGTGCGGCGATCCTGACGTTCCTGCGAACGCTTCACGAAGTCGCGGAGCTCGACGAGCATCTCGTCCGCCTTGGCCTGGGCCGCCTTCGCGTCCGCGTCGGTTGCCCGGTTGGCGCCGCGGTCCATCTCGCTGATCTTGTTCTGGATCTCGATCATGCGGCGTTCGAGTCGCCCCTTCTCCACCCCGTAGCGGCGGCCCACGGCCTCCGCCGACTCCAGCCCGCCACGAACCGTCGGCTTGGCCTTGCCGACGTCTGTCTTGTCAGCGCTCGCCCCGTCCTCGACGGCGTTCAGGAATGAGCGGATGTCATCCTGCGTCGAGAACCGATTGAAGTCGGCTTCCATGTCGGCCTGGACCTTCGCCGCCTCTCGCTGGGCGTCCAGCAGGGCCATGCGCTCAAGCATCGGCCCGGTGGCTGCCTCATTCGCAGCGTCGCGCCGCCCGGCCTTCGCCTTCACCTGACGGTTCAGCGCATCGCGCGCCTCGTCGAACTTGTCGAGGCGGCCTTTGATCCACGCCTGGTCTTGGACGTTTCGGCGGCTGAGTTCGTCGGTCTGCGCCGCGATGCTGTCGCTGACTCGTTGCAGATCAGCCGGGCGCGCCGCGGCGATGTCCGAAGCCATGATCGCCTCGGGCGTCAGGAACTTGCGGCCCTCGAAGTCGGTGAGCTTGGCGGCCGACACCACCGACCAGTCGTCCTCGGTGATGCCCTTGCGCGCGAGGTGCGAACGATCCCACTCGGTGAGGTCACCCCACTTCTTCTCCGACAGCTTGGCCAACCCCTGCATCATGGTCATGGAAAAGCCCCGGCGCATGGTGTCCGTCCACGCGTTCATGAGCGACAGCTTCATGGTGCTGTTGGCCAGCCGGCCCGACCAATTGTTCGCAATGTTCTCGCCGGCCCACCGGTTGATGTCCCCGAGCATGGACTCGGCGATCACGCCGTGCTGGGTCAGGAAGTCCCGGGTGTCTTGGCTGGTCTGCTTCGTGACGTTGCGGAACAGGTCCCAGTAGGAGAGCTTGTTGTACCCGGTCGTGACCATCATGGTCGACAGGTCGGTGAGGCTCGACACCACCGCGCCGGCCAGCTTGCCGAAGGTCTGGACGTTGCGGATGTTCTGCCCGATCTGAGCCAGTCGCGCACTCTCAGGCGTGCCAGTGACCCCGGACACGATGTCCCAGTAGGCCTCGGGCCTGTTGCCGAACACGCGCTTGGCCTTCAGCCCGGGCTCGGCGCGCGCGACGATGTCGTTCTGCAGGCGGAACTGTGCGTTCGGGTTCGGCCCATACCGTTCGACCAGGCCGATGTCACGGGCCATGCCGCCGATATGGCTGACCATGGCGTCGTACATCGATCCCCGGCCGTACGCGCCCAAGTACTCGGTGTAGGCCTCGCCGTCCTTGAAGTGGATCTGCCGCGACTCGCTGCCCTTGTTCGCCTTGGCACCTGACCCGGCGAACTGGCCGGGGCCGGTCTTGTTCAGGCCGTCGGTGCTGATGGTCTGGTACGCGGCCCGGAGGAAGTCGCTCACCTGTCCGTCGTTCATCAGTACGCCGTCCTGGGTGACGTAGCGCTTGCGATCGAGCAGCGGCATGGTCTTGCTGATCCACGCGTCGGCCCCGCCGTCGCGCACCCGGGCGGCGTCGTGCGGTTGAGGCAGGTAGCCGTAGTCGATCTTCCCGACGTCGCCGCCGGCGGCGTTGAAGCGCTTGCGCATCCCGTCCGTGACCTTGAGCCAGGCCTCGGCTCCGGCGCGTGCCACATCGTTCCCGGTGCCGCCCTTGCCGTTGGCGAACACCTCGGTCACCAGGTCGCGGGTCATCTTCGGGTTGGAGGCGTCGAACAGGAACATCAGCGCCCGGCGGCCCAGGCTCGCGTCCTGGCCGCTGCCGGCCGCTTCCACGAGATCCATCAGCTGGGCAACGTTCTGCCGCTTGATCCCCTCGATGTACAACTGGCGCCCGGCCGGCGGCCAGTTCTGATTCCACCCGGGCGGTGGCCAGCACCTGGCGCTGAACGTTTGCCAGCTTGCGGGACGCCTCGGACTGGAGGTCCGCCATAGCCGCCTGGGCTGCGCTCAGGACACGCTCCCCCATGGGAAGCGCTCGCCAGGCGTCAGGATCCTGGCGGGCCAGACGGGTCATCGTCTGCTCGATTCGTGAGTCGATCCCCCGGATCTCGGCGTCCGTGAGAATGCGGCCCGCCGCGCGGTTGACAGCATTCACGCATTGAGGCTTCATCGCAGTATGTCCACCTTGTTCAAAACCGTATTGGCCGTTGCCGGCCTGTTCCTGATCGTCCCGCTGGCGGTCTGGGCTGGTACAGGGAAGCCGCGCCATGCGTGGTTCGCCCTGAAGCAGTTCCTGCAGGTGATGGCTATCATCACCATCCCCGCCGTCGCGATCTCACTCATCGCGATCGGCCTGGACCTCATGAACTGACGAAGCAGGCCGCGGCGGCCTCGATCAGGGGAGATTCCTGCAGGTCGCGGCTCAGTTCCTCCCGAACCCGCTTCATCAGTTCGCCCAGCGGCACCGGCGCGGCCTCGCCGTCCAGATGGACCAGCAGGTCCGGCCGGTCGGCCTCGATCAGATTGGCTGCCCGCTCCACATCGGGGGACTCGCTGACCAGCCGCGAGGCCGATGACGCACCCTCCGGCGCTTTTGCCGCGGCGGCAATCTGCTCGCCCTGGGCCACGTCAGCCACCAGACGCCCCGGCGTCAGCGCCTCAGCAGCCTCAGCAGCCGGCGCCACGGGCGGCTCGGCGGCGCGCACGGCCGGGCCGATCTCATCCAGCGCCCGGGCAATCCGCGGCTCAAGCTCCTCGGCGATCCGGCTGAAGGCGTTCGGTGACACCACGTCGGAAACGGCGACCCTCTCGCCGGCGGCCATCTGGTCGATGGCGCGGGACATGGCCGCGTCGTGCGCTGCGCCACCGGCCAGGTCGTTCGGAGGCGTGGGCCGGGTGTTGTCGACGTTCTCACGCAGCAGGTTCACTCGGGCGGCGTCAACAGCATCGGCATCCGGCCGGCCGCCGGGGGCGGTGTCGTTGACCGGAACCTCGCCCGGCACTGCGGCGGGCTCGTGCGCCTTGGCCCCGCGCGCACCCCGCATGGCCAGCGCGCCGAACCCGAGCGGAAGCAGCGTCGAAAGCGTGAGGCCCACCGGGTCGAACGGGTCGTACTGGTTGGCGATGGACCCGTAGTCGGCGTTCGCCAGGATCTGGCGGGTGGCCGCGTTCTGCCCGACGAAGGATGCCGGGCCGCCGGCGAGCGCCAGGCCGGCCGTGGCCTTCCACGTCGCCCCCGCCACCGGCAGCGCGAATGAGCCGGCCGTGAAAGCAGCTGTCACCGCACCCACCTTGGTCCGGGTGGCGAGGTCGACGCCCTGCTCCCGGAGATCGTCCGCGGTGCTGAAGCCTTCCTCGGCGCCGGCGGCAACAGCGCCGGCCACAGGCCCCAGCGCGACGCCCGCGCCGACGGCCTTCACCCCCACCCGGAACAAGTTGGCCACCGCCTGCTCGGCACCATGGGCAGTCACCGGATCAGGCATGTAGTCGCGCCCGACGTTGCGGAACGACCGGCCGACATCGCTGTTGAACGTGGGCCCGCCCTGCTCCTTCAGGCGCTTGCGGGCCTCCTCGGTCTGCCGGGCGGCATCCACTGGGTCCGGCATCATCCAGTCGTCCTGACCTAGGGAGCCCTGAACCTGGGCGGCCCCTTCCAGCACATCGGCCGCGGACCCGATGGCCTGAGACAACCCGGACAGCGCGCCGCGTGGGGCGGCCTTGACCAGTCCCCAAGTGCTGAACGTCGGGGTCTGCTTGACCGGCGGCCGGGGCCGCTGGGCCATGTCCAGCAGGACGGCATCGGTGTTGGACTGGAAAGCTGCGTCGAGTCCCATCACTTCACCTCGAAGACCAGCGGCGAACCGTCGCTGTTGGTTGCCAGGCCGGCACCGGTCTGCACCGCGTACCGGCCCTGCCCGGCGTGGATCAGCGATGCGTTGGGCACCTGTTTCAGGAAGTCGGTGGCGGACATCGCCGCCCCGCTGACGTAGACCTTGTCCCCGGGCAGCGCGGTGCGCAGGCTGTCGACGGTCAGGGTCTGCAGGCGCTTGTCGAAGTCGGGCGCCGTCATGCCGCGGGGCAGCGGGACCTTCCGTCCGTTGCGCTCGGTCAGGCCGCCGGTGACCAGGCGCACCGCGCGCGCTGGATCGCCCGACCCCTCGGACTGCAGGCCGTACTCGGCGTATACCGCGCCCTCGATCATGGCCTCGCGGACGGACTGGTCCGGGTAGGCGTCGCCAATCTCCTTGACCACTCGGGCGCGGATGCCGGTGAGTGCCGCGTTGTCCTCCTTGATCGCCCGGTCCTTGATGGCCTGGGAGCCCTTCAGCACCAGTTCGGAGGTGTAGCGACCGGCGGTGGTCTTGTCGCCGGCCATGCCCAGGGCGATCCCCAGGGCGTTGTCCTTCGGCGCCATCTGCCGGCCCAGGGCGGCGGCCTGCTGCGGCCCCATGGCCTGGGCCAGTTGGGCCACCGCGCTGGATCGCTGCTCCACCGGGAGGATGCGGATCGCCTGGCCCACCGCCTCGGCCTCCTGCTTCGTCAGCGGAGACGTGGGCTGTCCAGTCTGCTGGGCCACCAGGCTGGCTTGGTTCACGCGCTCGCCGAGCGAGCCGACCAGGCCGGCCACGCTGCGGGTGTCCACCTGTGCGATCTGGGTGAGGATGCCGCGCTCCTGGGCGGCGATCAGCGGGTCGGCCTCGTAGTCCTTTCGTGCCTGGTCGCGGATCGTTTCGAGCTGGGTCACCCGCTTCTCGGTCGCTGGGTCGGTACCGCGGACGTTCAGGTCGGCCCGGAGCCGATTGATCGACGCATCCATGACCGACAGCGGCTGCATGCCGAACGCCGACTTCTCGGGCGCCTGCTTGATCAGGTCAGGCAGCGCGGCCGCGAAGGGCGTGCCCTTCATCGTGGTGGTCAGGGTGGTGATGTACTCCGGGCTCAGAACCTTGCCCGTCTGCACCAAGCCGTTCGCGGCATTGAATGCCGTCTCGGCCTCGCGCAACTGCCGCTCGCGCGCCGCCTGCGCGGCCCGTGCTTCCGCCTCGGCGCGCTGGATGTTCGAGACCTTGAAACCCTCGATCTGGGTCATCAGCTGCACCTTGCGCTGCGGGTCCAGTGCCGAGAACTCGTCAGACCCGACGGCCTTCTCCACCGCGGCCAGCGACTTGTTGTCCCGGCGCGCGGCCACGATCATCTCGGACGCCTTGGTGAAGCGGGTGTTCTCCTTCCACCCCTGCTTCGCCTTCTCCAGCGCGTCGGGCGGCATGCCGCTATGCGGCCCGAACTGCATGATCGCGTCGTCCACCATCTTGTCGGCGCCGGCCGGGTCCTTCATGTACAGCCGCTGGGCAGCCTCGAAGGTGCTGTTCAGGCCCTGCCGAACGTCGGCCTGATCCCGCTCCGTCACCGCCTTGCCAATGCCCCGGCCGAACCGTGCGGTCTGGCTGTCGAAGTCCATCTGAGCATCGGCCGAGTACTTCGCAGGAACGCCCTTCAGCGACTCGGTGCGGATCTCGTTGACCCGGGTGTTCCAGAGGTCGGCGGCCTTGTCCTTCGGAATCTCACCGGTCTTGACCTTCTCCACGAAATCGTCGTGCGCACCGGCCATGCTTTCCCGGCCGGCATGCACCGCCCGGACTGTGGTGGCATGCTCGGCCGCGTCACGCGTGCGTTCACCCTCGATGCGGACCCGCTCATCCTCCGCGCGCTGCACGCGCACCATGTCGGTGGCGATGCCGCCCACCGCCCGCGCGAGGCCGGCGCCCGCCGCGTCAGGCATGATCGCGTCGCGTCGGCGGTCGACCCGCTTGGGCTCTGCGACAACCTGGCCGAAGCCTTCTGCTGATGGAATGCGTGCCATGTCAGGCCTTTCCCTTCTTGCCCTTCCAGCCGACTTGATAGCCGGTGGACAGCAGATCACCCACACCGTTGAGGGCCGCAGCGCGCGCGCCGTTTCCCTCGCCGTACGTCATTGCACTGGCCCGACGCTCCCCAGACAGCAGCGTCATCTGCTCATCGAGCCCGGCCTCCCGCTCGATGTCGCTGGTGTTGATCTCGCTGAACTCGTCCAGCTTTGTGCCAGCTGCAGCTGTTGCCGAGCGCGCCGCGGCGACCTGCTTTCGACGGGCGCGCATGATGTTCTCGGCCTGAGCCTTCGCGGCGTCACGCTCGTACAGCGCGTCCTGCTCGTCCTGGTGGTCCCGCTGGTTGGCTGCGTCGATGCTCACCGCCGTACCCACGGCCGACGCCGCGAGCGATGCCCAACCGAGCGCCCCGATCCCTGCTACAAGTCCCATCTCATGCCTCCAACTGCGTTCCGAGTTGCTTGAATCCCAGGCGCACGTACAGCGCCGTGATGCGCTCCTCATCCACGCCGGTGCTCACCCCCGCGGTGACGATCGAGCAGCCCAACGCGTGCGCCCATGCCAGATAGCCCTTGATCAGCCGGGCGGCGATGAACGACCCGCGAAGCTCAGGTTCGACGAACAGGGCCATCTCCGTGGCCACCCGACTCGCGCTGCACCAGTGATCCACTGCGCAGGCCACCATCACCCCCACGACAGCGCCGTCTCGTTCGGCGACCCACACGTACCCGTGCTCCACCCCGATGAGCGAGGTCAGCGTCGAGGTCAGTCGTCGAGCGTCGAACTTCATCTTTGCGTACACCGGTGCGGCACCGTGCATGCGCGCCCCTATGTCCAGCAGCGCCGGCAGATCCAGGAAGGTGGCCTCGCGGATCATCCTGCGTTCACCGTGATGGTGCGGACCACGGCCAGCACGGTCCACGGCAGCCCCTGGTCTTGCTCGAGCGTCAGGTCGGTCCCGGCGTCGTCATCCCACCCGATCTCGATCACGTCCTTCAGGCCGGTGAACTCGGGCGGCCCCTGGTCAAGGGTGTGGTCCTCGTCTAACTCGCGGAACTCCACCTCGGCACCGTTGACCTTCAGGCCGACCGACTCGTGCAGGCGGACCTGCACCCGGCTCGTGCTCTTGGCTTGGCCGGTGCTGGTGCCCGTACCTGTCCCGAGTTCGGGAGGAGGCAGGACAACACGCGCGGTGTAGGCCCTGCCGGCCACCACCGTGGTGGTGGGATCGGGCAAGTTGATAACGCCGCCGGCTGTCACGGTGAACGGACCGAGAAACACGTCGTCGGCCAGGACGTTCACCACCTCGCCGGCCAAGTGCTCGAAGCCGGCCGCCGCGGTCTGGGGCACCCCGTAGGTGATCTGCTTGCGACTGTCGTAGAAGCCGCGCAGGGTCCCGGTTCCGATCTGCCAGTTCAGACGCTCGATGTAGCGCACCTCGGCGCCGTTGATGTTGCGCACCACCACCGCGTCGGTCACGTCGGCGTCGGCCGTGGGCACGGTCGACAGGGACTCCACCACCCCATCGGTGCTTCCACCGGCCCAGGCGATGGTGTTCTGCTCCCGGTTGTAGGTGAAGGCCAGAAGCGCGCCGCTGTTCGTGCACACCCAGATCACGCTGTTCGGCTTGCGCTCGTAGCTGATGGCCTTCACGCCGTCGGCGATCAGGTGCTCGGAGAACACCGACACGTCCGTCGAGTCGTACCCGTCCACCTGCTGCGGGAACAGCGCGCGCAGGGCCTTGCCACCACGCTCCACGAAGATGATCTCCTTGCCTACCGTCATGGGTCGGATGGGCGCGCAGCCCCACTCGCTCTGCGCGTTGATCTGCATGTTCGTTTGGGTGATGGGCTTCTCGATGCCGCCCTTCCCCTCCAGCTCCGCGCCGTAGCCCAGCATCACCAGCGTGCCGGCGCCGCACAGGAACTGCAGCGGGTTGACCTCGTCGGTCGCGGCGGCGGTCTTGTACACCGCCGAGTCGTCGTCCGTGCCAGGCGTGAAATCGAAGTACAGACCGGTGCGCGAGCCCCACATGGACTGAGGATAGGTCGCCGTGTTGCCGAACCACAGGCGCTGCTGGTAGAAGGCGCAGGTCTTGGGGTAGCCCCGGGTATCCGACCAGATCTGTCGAAGCAGAGCCCAGGCGTCCGCCGGTGCGGCCACTGCGCTGGTGAGCTCACGCACGATCACCGCGTTCTGCACCGTGTCCGATACGCCAGAGGTGATGCGCACCAGCCCGCCATTGATCTCAACGAGGTTGTTGTCCTCACCGCGCCAGCCGGCCGCGCCCAGGGTCAGGGTGATGGCCGCGCCCACCGGCGTGGCCGCACTGGGGGTCAGCGTCGTGGACGGAGAGCCCAGCAGCGTCCAGATGGGGCCGGGCGGAATCGCTGGCGTACCGACCAGATCGATAAACGTTGCAGTCACGGTCGCCGTGACCGACGTGCTGCTGCCGAAGGCGGTGATCAGCGCCGTGCCTCCACCCCAGGTGATCTCGCGGCCCACATCGCTGGTCATGAAGAAGGTGCCCGATGCGGTGATCGTCCGACCGGCGCCGATGGCACCGTTCGAAATGGTCATGTTGACCGCAGCTTGGTGCCCCACCTCGCTCACCGGCGACGGTTTCAGTGGCGCATCGTCCAGCATCCACCGCGCGTCGGCGAATCGGCGCAGGCGGCGCGGGTAGTACGACCCGTGCGAGATGATCATCGTGTCCTCGCCCTGGGAGAAATCCAGGTCGAACACGTCGGTGAATGCGTATGGAGAGATGATCTCGTAGGGCACGCCAGGCGACGATTCGATCACCTGCCCCGTCGCTTTGCGGAACCGGATGTAGTGGTCGCCGAACTCCAGCTGGTAGGCGTCGGTGCGCGAGTAAACGAACGCGATCAGGCGGGACGAGGCGGCGGCCAGCTTGGTGGGGGTCTGGTACTCGAGCGGCGGCCGGATGCGTACCCCGCCCTGCTTCTGCACCACCACGTTCGTGAGTTCCTTCGCCGACGAGTTGTACTTTTCGATGTCGGTGCGACCGGCGAGCAACGGCGAGAACTCCCCCGCGGTGAAGTTCGTGGTGTTGACCTGAAGCTTCGGCATCAGAGGTACCCCGTCGTACTGCGAGCCTGGATGAACGGCGAGTCGCCGAACGAGTCAGGCGGGTTCTCCTGGCCATCGACTGCCTTGGCGAGGCGCAGCGCGTCTCGGTACTCCTGCCCCTTGAGTTGGGCCAAAGAGGTGCTCTTGGTGATCGGATAGGCCAGGTCGGCCGCCATGCGCAGAACCATCACGTCGGTGAGGCTTGCATCCCACACGCCCTCGGTGACGTTGGCCACGTAGCGGAGCTTCAGGCTCGACTGGTTGGCAAGGATGCGATTCCCCTCGAAGGCGTAGTCGTCCTTCCCGCAGTCGCCCACGTCCAGCAGGCGCAGCCAATCGCCTGGCTTCGTGAACCAGTGCGACCATTCGTAGGCTGGTGCACCCGCGGCAGCGGCCAGGGCCACGCGCTTGATCGCGCAGTTCCACACGTGGCAACGCAGCATCTGCGCCTTGGCAATCGGGTACAGGTTCGCGCAGATCGTCGCGCGGGTCGTCTGCTCGGTCAGCGAAGAGATCGCCTTGTCACCCACCAGGATCAGGGCCCGTGAACAGATCTCGATGTCGGTTGCCATCTCGTCTCCAAGAAAAAAGGCGGAGCCAACCGGCCCCGCCTTCAGGTCACCACCGGGCCGCGATCAGGCCGCGATGTACGGGATCTCGACGCGGATGGCAGCGTTGGCCGTCGGCGTCGCGGCAGCGAGGGTGAAGAACACCTCCGAGTCCTCGGTCAGCACGTAGCGTTGGCCAGCCGTGAGCTTCGTGCCGGTGTTCACCTGCGCGCACGCCGCCGTGGTGATCGCCGTCGCAGCGGCCAGGGCGGTCGCGTCGCTGACCACCTTGGTCACGGCGTGACGCAGGCCGACAGCCAGCGTCAGGGATGCCGTGTTCGTGGCGTTCGAGATGGTGACCGGCGCGATCAGCCGCGTGCCCTTCTTCAGCACAACGCCGGTTGCCACCGTGTCGCCGCTCGCGGCGGTGTAGGCGGCCGGCATTTCGCAGACCGCCATGAACGACTTCGACTGGGAGTCGTACATCGCCTTGCGGCCTGCGGCCAGTTCGGCCGGGATGCGGCCATTGATTTCAGCCATGGTTCATTGCTCCTGGTGTGTGTGGTTCAGAGGAAGGCGATCTCGACGACCTTCTTCTCGTCCTGGCGGGCCGCGCCATAGGAAGCGCCCATCGAGACTTGCCACGCGTCCTTCTTGTCCGCGCGCTGCACGACGTTGCCTTCCTCGTAGCCCTTGCCGAAGTGAATGCCCGACTTGGCGTAGGCGATGGTGAAGTAGTCGGTGCCGACCTTCGAGATGCCGTTGTAGGGCACCCACTTGAAGCCCATCCAGTTGCCCGACACATCGCCTTCCTGCAGCATCTTCACGGCGAGAAAGTCGGCCGACGTCAGCGTGGTGTCGCTGAGGATGTCTTCCAGCATCTCGTCGTTGTAGAGGATGAACAGTTCCTCGCCCGCGTACTTGTCTGCCTCGTTGCGGCGGAAGATCTTGCGGGTGGCGATCAGCTTCGCCTTGGTGAAGGCCGTGGCGCCCACTGCGATCTTCTGGGTGGCGGGCAGCGCGATGGTCGAGCCGTCCTTCATCGTCACCGTGGCGCGAGCGGCCTGGTAGATGATGTCGTCGATGCGGCGGTTCTTGCGCGACATCATGTTGCGCATGTAGTCGCCACCGGTCACGGGGTTGACCAGCATCTTCGGGATGTCGTTGCGGTCGAGCAGAGTGGCGCGGTAGAAGTCGCGCATCAGGGCGATGCGGGCGGTCTGCGTTTCGAGCGACAGCTCCGTGTCGCCGTGGCGGACGGTGTTCTCGTCGAGCAGCGCGCCGTCGTCG